ACCTCGATCTCGAAAACGAGCCCTTTTACGCGGTCGGCCATCAAGCCTCCGGGGGTGCTAGCGCGCTCTCGGGCATCTTGTGAAGCCCCTTGATTTTCTCCCGCTCGGTCACGACGTCGTGCAACCAACGGGCGTCAGAGACGAGCGAGACGCGCTGCTCCTGCGGGATCTCCAACAGGTCGCAAGCCGACACGAGCGCGGGAAGGCTCAAAGGCAGCCATGTCTTGCCGCCCTCGAGCCCGAGCGGTGCCGGGTTGGTCACTTGGTCGCTAACGAACTGGTAAAAACTCACCACTGACCAATCTCCAGGCAGAAGGTGCTCCCGCGCCCGACAAGCCACACACGGCTCTCGGCCGCAACCCTCATGATCCTCTGGCACGTCGCGCGCCCTCATGAGCGGCACCGCCCACCTTGCTAGGCGGAGCCGCCGTCTGCGTTTCCCTCTGTGACAATCGCTCCGGCCCTAAGCATAGCCTCCTGCACGAACTGCCACACGATAGGGTGACGCAGAATCAACCGCCTATTCTCCGGGGTGTTCTCGATCTCCTTGCCCCCAGCGGTCATGTATCGGAAGTCCGAAAACCACTTTTCGGCTACGAAGTCCTGCATTTTGCCGATATCCTCTCGGCCAGGTTTTAAGAACTTGATGCGTAGCCGGTCTAGTTCCACGGTGTCCGGCATGTAGAGATACAACTCGGCACCATCGCCTTCGGGCAAAGTGAACCAGTGCCATCGCTCCTCTGCCGGGTTGCAAGTAAAAACCTCCATTGATCCCCCCAGGTTGTGTTCAGGTCAACGTCACGGAGAAGCTGTCGCCGTCACTGGCCCCGCTGGCCGAGACGATGGCGAACTCCTGGTCGAGCGTGCGGAAGCCGTTGCGATCCCCCATCGAGGGCGGGCGATATTGGCAGCGCCCAGCGGCGAAAGCCATCTGGTTACCGCCTGAAGATCCGATCGTTCCGGTGCTGATCGCGCCGGTTGTTCCCGCGCGCCAGTCACCAAACGCATCATCGGTGGCGACGAGCACCATCTCCGGATCGAAGCGCCCCACCATTCGCCGGTCGACAATCTGCGCGCCCTTGATTCCCGCCGAGTTGTTTGCGTCGGTCAGTAGCTGGACGTCGTTGGCGACGTCATACTCAAGAGACTCGAAAGCGACGGAATAGCTGCCGATGTTGGTCAACGACGCAGACAGGAACGTCGGCGGTGTTTCTGTCGAGACACCCGAAGGCGTCGGCACCGATGCGTCAGCCGTCGCCACATAGGCTCCTCGGAACAGAAATTCCATAACAATCGGCTCGCCAGACTTGCAGACGAACTTCACCGTTCCCTGCCCGCCCTTGAGCGCGTACCGAACGCCGTCCTCGAACACGGCCACGCTCACAGCCTCGTATGGGTTGGTTGTGACCGGGTCGGTGCCTGAGCTGGCCCCGTCGAAGGTCGAGGTCGGCTTGTAAAGAACCGACGTTGATGCGGTGACGATTTCTTGCATCCCGCACCCGAGCAACGCGTGATCGAAGTGCGGTGCCGTTCCGGCCGTGCCCGATCCCACAAGCAGCGTCTTGAACGAAATTTCCATTGATGCAGGACCGGGAATTTCGTCCTGTTTGTCGAGGATCTGCCTCGACTCTTGCCGCTGGTATGAATCGCCGGAGGGCGAGACGCTGATGTCGAACGCGGGCCACGTCTGCGCCGCAGCCGGTGCGTCGAAAGTGTAGGCGGTGCCTTCTTCTTTGACTCCGACGACCGCCTTGGAAATCTTGAGTGACATGGTTACTCCCTAGGACAGCCCCAAGCCGCCAGAGAATGCCGCCGGTTCGCCACCGCCAGCAGTGTTTTCGTTTGCGTCGGTTTCTTGCAACATCACGGACACGTCCATCTCGATTGTGTCGACGTATTGCGACGAGCTTTCGTCCAGGGGGAAGACGGACTGGGAGATTCTCAGTCCCTCGATCTTTGCCCACTCGACCATCGGGGATCCGCCGTTAGCCAGCTCGGGATCGTTGCGAATCATGCGGACCAGGGCGGCGGCGTATCTCTGGGTAATTTTCGCCATGTTGACCACCGACAGGGCCGACGCTCCGCGATTGGCAAACCGCAGACGCACAATCAAGGGAACCTCTGAAGTAACCCTCGGAGACGACGCCAGCCAGGTTGTCAGGTCGCGGTCGATGAACGGGAAAAGCGTTTGGTCGCTGAACACCTCGAGCTGGAGAACGCTGCCGACAAAGGCCGCAGCCGGTCGGTTGAAAACAGCGTCAGGCACGGTGGCGGGGAAATCAAGATTGTCGTTGCGCTCTGTTTTGATCTCTGCCAGCTCTGTCGTGATGTTGTCTTGAATCATGTCAAGCATGGCCGATATGGCCAGCTCAGGGCCGATGTAGGCCATCTCTTGATCCTCGGTTGATTTGACCGTTGCGTCGTCGATGTAGACGGAGACCTGAGAGCTGCCCCCCGGCAAAACGAGCGCAACGCGCGGAGTCGTGCCAAACGTGGGGGTGAAGTCCAACTCGCACTTGACAAACGAGGGCGTCATCGAAAAGCTCGCCGACTCGCTGATCGTTTCGCCCTCATAGAAACGCAGGGTTAGAAGGTCTTCGCCGCCAGGGTCGGACTTGCCATAACAAGTGAAACGGTGTGCGGTGTTTTGATCTACGCCCAAAGACGCCGAGCGGGCAGCCCCTCTTAGATACGCACCCCCAAAGACCTTCTGCCTCCGGTCGAGGCGAAGGACGCCGCTGCCACTTCTGGCGTTGCTGCCGGTTTCGACGACGGCAAAACCGTCTTCGCCAAAATTGAGATCCCAGGAGACGCCGCCGTTTTCGAAGCCTCCCTCTTCAAGAAGGTTCTTTGCCATCACCGCCCCCGGAATTTTCGGAACTGCGCCAGGGCGCGTATTCCTCGCGTGTTGACGTGTCGAAGGAAAACCCTGCGGACGGCCCCGACCATCTTGTTTTCCTGCTGCTCGGAAAACGTCATCGGGTCACGCACCGGGAGCCGGGGGTTGTGAAGCGACGTGTTTCCGTGATAGGCGGCAAGTCGGTTGCTGGTCCCCCACTTCATGACCCAATCACGCCCCGTTCGGTAAGACACCGCGACGTGCTCATCCGAGCCTGCCTGTGTCAGAGACGACTTGAGGCCACCATCGAAAACCAAAATCTTCTTGTCCGGCCGGACCTTCTTCTTCCACTTCGCGTATCGATCGGACAGAGGCTTCCATTTGTTGCCAGACACCGCCCCTTCGGTGGCGAACACGGACTTTCTGGATGGCACGAACGCAAGCCTGTCGGCAACCCTTACCGCCCTCTCGATAGTTTCCTTTTGGGGCATTAGAACTTCATCGAGGTTTCGGAGCCTCGGGTTTACCCTGCCCGTGATGCGTATCCGGTCAACCATTACCAAGTAGTGTCCGTGGTGAACAAATCATCTATGTCGTCTTGATCGCTCGACGACGTCACGAAGAAGCGAGTGGCAAATGCGCTATGCAGAAAACGATCCAGCCGGTCAACCTTCCGCTTGTAGTCTTCGTGATACACGACCACTTCATCGGGGATCGTTCCGCGCTCGGCCAGGGATCCGGCCATGAGCACATCTGCTGCGGCAATCGTGGCGTTGGCGTCTCGCAGCATGCGCCCTAGGGCGATGTCTTTGTCGTCCGAACTCCCGAGCGGGTTAGACCCACTGGCCACGGTCACGGGATAAATCGGCCAAATGAACGCTTGCAGCTCGGCCGCGCGCCATGCGGCAAAGTCCACCGTCTGTGATTGCGTGGGCGCGCTTGAGCTTGACCGCCCCCCGCGCTGTAGCTTGGCCTCGATGTCGTTTACCGAGCACCACGCGTCGTCCTCGGTGAGATCTGTGAGCGTTCCGACGGTGAACCAGAAACGATGCGTCTGCTCGGCGGACAAGGTGATGCTTGACTTTTCCGTCACCTCGACGGCATACGTCCGGCCGCTGGCATCGGAGTCGAGCGTAAAGCTCAGCGTGTACCATCCAGCGCTGCGCTCCGTGACGGTCGTTGACTCCCCCGAGGATGAGTAAGCCCCGGTCGTCCGCTCGCTCACAGAGATCGTGAAGTCTGAGGCTGTAAGCCCGGTGACCGCGTCCCCGTTCAGGTCGAGCACCCGGAACTCGAGCGCGACGCTATCCCCTGGCCGATAGTCCGCCATTCATCACCCCCCGCCGCTATTGGTCGTCACGCCAAACAACGCTTCTGCGACGACGCGGCCGCGGCTTGGACGCCGTGGTCTGCGGCTCGGGCGGCTCGGGCTTGGGTTTGTCTTCGATCAGTTCGAAGTTCCGCATGAGGTAGTCGACCTTGTCTTGCGGAAGATCGTCCCTCAACTCAACGACAGAGCCGCCGTGGAAGTGAATCCCGAACACGTGCCGATCTGCACCGTTGTTCTTGAACTTCATACCCCCCCCAGGGTCGGGGGAGGGCCGAAGCCCTCCCCCTGTCGAGATCACGCCGTCGTGAAGATGTACCCAACAGCCGTTCTCCACTGGCCGTAGGTGACGCGACCCCACCAGCTCGAGGCGTAAACGACGTCACCGGTCTGCGTGTGATCTGCTGAGCCCATCGAGTCGGTGAGTTCAATCCCACCCGCCTCTTGAACAATGATGGGCTTGTGCGACACGGATTTTATGAATCCGTAGAAGTGATCGGTGTTCGACAACCAACGATTGACTCGAAGGTCAAACGTCCCCTTGAGGTCGTTGTCTCCCGCCGACGAAAGCGTGTCGGCGGTAAGCACCTGGCGTGCGACCGTGGCGAAACCAGGCGGAACCATGATCACGAGGTTGTTCGGGTTTTCTACCGCGAAGTCGCCGAACGGATCCCCCCGATCGTCTTTGAATCCGTAGAACGCGTCGATGATGGATCGCACGGCGGTCGCGAACTCCGACGCCGTCGGAGCGTCCTTATCGGTGATCGCGCTCGTCAGGTCGTTGTCCTGCGATGTCGAGTACTCCGCGCCGGGATCTTTGTGATCGCCATCGAAGAAGTATTGCCCGTCATCGCCCGTGTTGGAAAATCCGTCCTCGAGCAACGACGAAGCCAGCTTAGCCTTGTGCGCCTGCGCCTTGGACCCGAGATTGGAGGTGAGGTTTGCAATCTCACCCCACTGCTCGAACTTGATGAGCTTCTTGCCGACGCGCACGGCCGAGATGTAAGCCTTGTTCTCGACCGAATAGCTGTATTCGTTGGCGTCTTTGACTTCGGCGTTGCCGATCCACTCTTCTGGCATCGGTGCCGCGCCGAGGCGTGCAAGAACGTCGGTCGATTGCGTTGACTGCCTGCGGTATACCAAACCCTCGAAGGGATCGGGATACGCAAGAAAAGTGTTCCAGAAGCTTTGTTCGGCAGTCTTCTTGAGGAGTTCTGAGCCGTATGCCTTAGCCATTCTCAGACCCCCTTAAATGAAGACGTCCTGAGCGGCAAGGAACTTGCCCCCAGGATTGACAAGGATGGTTGTGTACGACGACCCGTCCGTATCGAGGCATTTCCCCAGGATGGAGTCGTTGTCGGCCAGTGTAAGGCCGGTGATGTCGTACATGTCGGTTATGTTGTCGGATGCGCCGTCCGCACTGACATCAGCAGCGATAATCGCCCCGGCATCTGTGGTTGCGAGCGCGTTTGGAACTGCGCTGAACTTGACCACGCCAAAGACAATCACCTCGATCGAGTCACCAGCAGAGGAAATCACCTGCTGGGTTGGGCTCACCCCAAGAATCCGATCTCCCGCCGCAGGAGCACACGTTGCGTACCCTGAGCTGTCGACATCGTTCCACACGATCGCGCCCTGGTAATAGGTGTCCACCGCTGCGGGCACCTGCACCGTGATGGGCGTGCCAAACGTGCTGATGTTAAGGTCGGCGGCCAACACCGTGGCGGCCATTTTTTATCCCTTCTGCTCGCGCGCCTTCTTGGCCGCGAGTTTCTTGCGGGCCTCTTCCTCGCTGCGAACGCCTACAAACTCGGCGTCGAGGCCCAACCTTTCGAACAGGTCTCGCTCTTCTTCACTCAAGCTGACGCTGTCGTCGGTCGCGAGATCGCGTCCGCTGGACAGGGCGGCTTTCTTTCTTTTCTCATCGCGCGGAAGACGCCCAATGAAGCTGTCGAGAACTTTCAACGATCCGAAGTTCTCCGTCAGCCACACAGCAGGCTCTTCCTTGTACCCATCGAACGCGGCGGGATCGACCCCGTCACGCACCGCAGCAAGCACGCGATCGCGCACCTCACGACCGAGATCGGACTTCTTGCGCTCCTCGACCTCGGCGGTGAGCGTCGCAATCTGCTCCTGCTGCTTGTTCACCCGCTGCTCGAGCTCCTCGGCGGTGCGGGCCTTTGCTTTTCCTACAGCCTCCGCACCGTTGAGCTTGTCCTCCAGCTCACCAACGCGGCGCTCAAGCTTCGACGCCTCCTCCGTGACCTTGTCCCGGTCGCGGGTTGCCGCTTCTAGCGCCTCGTTCAGGTTCGCGATTTTCTCTTCCCTTGCCTTCGCCTCGGCCTGGAGGGCTTCGAGGCTCACCTCTTGCTCCGGCATCTTCTCTTCCTCTACCCGGCCCTCTGACCGAGCGATTTCTAGCGACAGCACCATGCTTGTCGCCATCTCCTCCAACGGTGGCGCAAAATGAACGGGGACAGCGGGTCGGTTGGTGAATACCCCACCGTGCAACGACCAACCCTCAACCTTCCCCGTGGGCGTCTTCCTGTCTCGCGCCATCTCCACAGAAAATCCGCGCAATGATTCGCCAATGACCACCGCCTCGAAGGCGGCAGGATTTAGATCGACAACACCGAAGAGCGTGGCATCGCGCACCGTCAACGAACGAACAAACGCGGGTTGCGGGCCACCTCGAGCACCGAACGGCTCATGCTCTCCGATGCCGACCGGGACCGGCCTGCCCATTGCGTCGAAGTTGTTTGCGATCTGGCGAAGATCCTCGGTCGTGATTTCATACTCGCCTTCGCCGCCCCCCGATGTCATGGAGCGGTCGATGCGGCCAGCGCGCAACAGGGGAATCTCGATTGTTCCCGCACCGTTGGGGCGTCGGGATACCACGCGCATTTCGACCAAAGAAGCGAGGCGCGTCGCGGTGTTTTGGTCCTGTCCCATCAGTGCCCCCCTATCCCGCGAATGATTGGGCGAGGAACCTCGATCTTTCGCTGCTGTGATTGAACCTGCATGGCGATTGGCATAGCCAGCCCGTGCAGGACAGACCCGAGAGAGGACAACATCAACTCGTCGCGCTCAGGCAGCGGCGGGTCGTGATCGATGGCGAGGTACTCGATGAGTTCTTGCCTCGCCTGCAACAACTCCTGCACCAACGACTGTGCATTGGCTGCGACGCTGAATCTCTGTGCTCCATTGCTTCCGCTCACGCAAAACCCTCCATTCGTTTAGCCGGAAACGGTGCAAGGTTCGACACGGGCGACAAGTTGACAAACTCAACCCAGGGATACTCCAGCAACATTCGGCCAAACATAGCGTTGACCCGGTCGAGCGTTGGCTTGTCGCCGAGGCAGTAATCGTCCGAGAAGTCCAACCCGATCAGCTCGACTCGCCCCGCGCCCTCGTGGATGGCGTACAGGATCGCCGGGAACGCGCCCGTATGGCACCGGGGGCGCGAACGTGCTTCGGCTTGATCGGGATGCGGCACGCGGCGTCAGGCCAGTGCGACGGCTTGATGCGCGTGAGCACCGGAACACGGGACAGGACGTCGTACATCGCCACCCGCCGCTTTTCGGGCCACCTCTCGTGACCGTCGAGCACAACCAGAATGTCAGGCTCCCACCCGAGCAGCCGGTGACAGTCGTTGACGCCGATCGTGGTCACGCCCGCGTATGGGCGCGGGAAGCCTTGCGCGGACGGCCCCTTGCCAATCACGAGCCAGGTGTCCACTACACACCCCCGGGAAGGCCGTCAACCATTTCGTCGCTGACTCCGATGTAAAAGCCGCGACAACGGTCACCGCCAAGGCACTTCGCCGGCGGCTCGAACTCATCGTATTCCCGAGTACCTCCTCAGAGCGCACAGCGTGTGTCGCCACGTCGCGCTTCTTGGCTGTCACTAGGGTCATCGTCCGGCCTGCGTTGTAGGCCACTGACGACGCTTGGCGGCCTAAGTCCTCAAGCGGCTTTTCGCTCAAGCCGTCCAGAAACGCGCGAAGCTGCCTCTCCGTCTCGATCGGGTCTAGGCCCTGCCGAGCCAAGCGCGCGTATTCATCGACGCCCTCCGTTATGACGCGCCTCCATGCGCGCTCAACCCACAGATCGGCCGTGATCGTCGCGGTTTCGTCGAACGCCACGATGGCGGGCTCCAGCAACCCCCCACCGCCAACGTCGACGTCGTCAGGGTTTACGAGGTCGAGCGAGTTGACCTGGCGCTTCAGCTCTGCCGCGGCATGTGCCGCCCCGTCTGCGCCGACGTCGTCCAGAACGGACACCAATCGAGACTTGAACTTTCCCGCCTTGCGGAACTTCGATCGTCTCTGACTTTCGATGTTTCGCGGGATGAGCTTGCCCGACTCTAGCCGGCCAACCACCTCCACCACGGCTGCCCGGTGGGCGTCGCGCAATACCGTCGTCACAGCACCGCCTCCGGTGCGCTGCCGGTCTTGTACGCGCGCGAGGTTCACGAATCGCTCCTCGAAGTGCGTTGGGTATCGAAACCCGCCCCCTTTGGGGGCACCCTCCTGTATCGGCTGGAGTAGCGCGGACAGCCGCCGCCGCAGATCACCCTCGGCCGCAAATAGAGCGTCGCCGTCTAACCCGGAGGGCTCGTTGTCGTCAGGCTCTTCCCGCTCTTGCGGCGGCCTCCCCCTGCCTGGGTCGTCCTGCGGCGGCGGCATTTGTTCGATGCGCTCTTGCCCCTGATCGTAAACATCATCGGGGAGCTCGATACCGATAGCCTCGGACACCTGCCTCATCACGCTCGGGTGGGCTGGTACAAGCCCTGCCTGCTTGGCCTTGATGAGCGCCTCGAGCTTGCCCGTTTGTTCCAGCGGGTCGACGCGACCAGCAACAAGGCGCGGATACTTCCTGACGTTGGAGAAGTTTCTGTCGACCAGCTCCTCAATCAAACCCGGCATGTTGGCCGTGCCGTGCGTCTCCGTCTCGCAGACCCACTCGGCAATGGCACGCCAGCGAAGCACCTCGGCGGACATTTGCGTGTCGCCCAATGCCCTGCTTCCGCTGGTCGTCTCGCCCAGCATTTGACTCTTGCGCCCCGCCCCGTGCGCGATCTCCAGGTTTTCGCGGTCGATGAGCTTCCCCACACGGTCTACCTCGTTGGCTGAGGGTGCCGCCCAGTCGATGTCCGCCTTCTCGCCGTTCATTCCCTTAGACCCGGCCCAATAAGCATGGTCGGGGCTTTGACCGCGCATCATCTTCGCCAGAGACTCGTACTTGTCGGAGTCTGAGGCCATGTCTTGCGGGTATTGCACAATCGGAATCGGCGAGCCGATCTTTTGCACATTAATCGCCGCGATCTTTGCCATGAAGTCTTTGCGAAACCACGGGCCGTAAAGACTGCGGAGCAGGGGGTTGCCGTCGAATCGCTGGCCTCGCATCTCCCATGCGTACAGCGCCAGCTCTCCGACATCGACACGGCGGCGGACGTATTGGCCGCGATTCGTGGTGTATGCGCGTGTGATGCCGAGAAGATCGCCAGTGTCCTCGTCGACAACCCAGCCGTCGAAGCTGTCGATCGTTCGCGGCTCGAGCCAAGTCAGCCGGTCGTAGACAACCTTGTCGCCGACAACGCGCCATGTCTTGTGAAACACCGAGAAGCCGCTGGCCAGCATGTCGAGGATTTCCAGCAGTCTTTGTTGCCAACCAGTCGCCGTCCAGTATTCCTTCCCATAACTGTCACCCGACCGGCGCAAGAGGTTCGCAGCGCAGAACTCGGCAATCTCTATGTCGCGGGGATCGTCAGATGCCGGCGTGATGTCCCACTGAGCGGTCAGCAGCGGCAGCACCGCGCCGTCGATCCCCCCCTTGACGTGCGGGTCCGCCTGCATCTTGTCGAGCGTGTCCCACTTCTTGCTACCCTTCATTGCCGAGGTGAACTCTCGGTCAAACTTACCGAAGGTTATTTCCGCGCCCGAGGACTGCGGTGGAGTAAGTCGACGAGACTGTGCAAGCTGAGTCTCAAGGCGAGCAATGCGTCGCCGTGACGGCAGGAAGTCGAGCAAGCCCATTAGAAGGACATCTCCATCATTGGGTCGTGATATCCCTCGGCGTTGTGCAGGTCAGCAACTCGAGCGGGAGCTGGTTTGATCAGCGGTGCCGCTCGCCAAAGCCAATAACCGAGAGCGTCCGACGCATGAGTGCGGAGCGGGTCAGTGTTCTTATCGATGTCTGAGGTGTTCTTTCGCCACGCCACGCGTTCGAAGTCCGCGATCAGCTCACGACACCGGGGTGACACGACAAGCTCAAGCCCCCCCCTGCCGGCGAGGTGATAATTGACCGTGTTGACGCGATCTCTTACGGGCGGGTTGGCGTTCGGGACGTTCGTTGTCAGCCGCCCACCAAACACCGGCATCAGGGCCTGGCGGAGCTCTGAATAACACGTTGTCCCCGTCTGACTTGTTCGCGCAGATCCGGCCGCGTCGCCGTAAACAGCAAGCCGCCCGGGCGAGTCTCCGTATCGTTCCATGAACGCGGCGGCGGCATCCGGAACAGGGCAGTGCCGCCCTGGTGCTATCTCATCCACCACGCGCAGCTCGTGGGGTGTGCGCTGGCATACCAACCAGCGCATCGCGTCGATGTTGAAATCGCAGGCGAGCTCGATCGGTAGGCCGGACTCGAGTGCAATATCCCTTACGTTGTTTTCACGCGAAAATGCGTGATAGGCGAGCCCCGCGCCGAGGGCCACGAACTCGCCGCGTGCGTACGTCCGAAGCAGAGCGGGGTCGTGGCCGTATGTCTGCTTGAGCCGGCCGGGGTAGTGGGCCATATCTGGGTGCCAGGTTGTCGCCCGGATGGTGCGCTTCGTCCAGCCGTTTTTCGATGTCACTATCGAGTCGATGTTGAATTCGTCGGCGAACCAGCTCGGGAGGCCCTCGGGTGTGCCGACCAGGGCAATATGGCGACACACCGCCTGCGGGTGTCTGACGCGAGCCGTGATGCGCTCGTATGTGGCACGCGACCACAGCGCAGGCTCGTCGCCCAGGGCGTATGCGAGGTTGGTCCCGGCGATGGCCTCGGGTTTGTCGGCGGTGTAAACCAACACGTCAGACCACGGCAGACGAATCACCGGGTTCGGGTGTGAGATGATCTTCACGGAAAGCCCGAGACCGGAAAGCAGGATCGGCCACTCTCTGCGGTGGATTTTGTCGAACATCACATAAGACGGAACAACAAGAGCCCCAGGAAGGCCCGCGTTAGCCGCGGCGAGCAACACCATCTTTACCCCGAGGGCGAGGCTCTTCCCCGTCCCCAGCGGGCCAATCATCGCGACCTCGCGCTCGTGTGTCTCGTCCGCCCACAGCTCGTGTTGATGTGGCAGCCCAGGCGGAATGTCGAACGAGAGAGACGCGCTCATTCGTCGCCCTCGTCCAGGCCCACGCCCTCGATGGGCCTCGTTGCGTGGCGAATCAACACCTCGAGCTTGCCCTCGTGTTGCTCTGGCTGCGTCGCCTTGCCTAGCACGCGATCAAGGGCCTGCTCGCAGGAGTTAAGAATCGTTCTGAGATACGGAAGGCGCTCGTTGCGCTCCAGGGCTGTGAGATAGCGGCGGCGAAGCTCCACGAAGCGCTGAGCGTCCTCGTGGATCATGTCTTCTAGTTCCGCGACGATTTCCGCCTTGTTGACCCGCATATTCCCCTTACCCCGTGAGGCACACTGTGGGCGACGTGTTCAGTCGCCGCGTTCGAACGAAAACCGCCGCACCCGCTCAACCCGAATCTGCTGACGCTCGTGATCATCCATGTCGTCATCCAGGTTAGGTTGACGACCTGTAGCGCGCGGCCAGTGGAAATATTTGCTGTGGCTTGATCCTGCGGCGTCGCCCGGTGGCACTCGGCCGGTCAGCCGGTGCTCGTGGATGCGGGCAAACAGCCGCGAGCTAGCTCGATACTGTGCCAGCTCGTCGACGGGGGAGTCTTGCATACGCACCTCCGGTGAAAGAGATGCGCCGCTAACTCAACCCCTCTGATTTGATAATACCAGGAGGCTTGTCTAAGAAATCAATTCTTGATAGGGTTTCTGGTAAGCCTGCGACTAGCGTACACTTGCGCGCGCTTTTTTAGGCGGCGGACGCGCTTGTATGTGTTCAGGCCGCGCTCGGCGCACACATGTTGGACGAATCCGACACGCTCGCCTAGGGCGTTGGCTACCTGTTGCCAGCTTTTCCCCTCGACCTTCCGCATCCAGTCGATGATGGCAACGAGGTCGTCGAGGTCGTGATTCACCTCCGCCGCACCCGCGCGTAATCCTCGAGTCGTTGAATCACCAACCACCCCCTCCTGTCCGCGCGGCACATTACGATTCCGCCGCTTGCCTGATCAACCCAATCATACACCTCGCCTATTCGCTTACGACGCTTGCACTCGATTGACCCCCACGCGCTGCTGATGTCGAAAGCGCCTCGCACGCCGTTGCGGGCGGTGCGCTCGCAGTCGATGCCGAGGCTGCGGAGAAGGCGGACGAGTTCCCGCTCACCGTTTGCGCCTTTGGTACGTTGCGATCGACTCACTGAATTAACTCCTCGTCTCTCTTCACTGCCTCTTCGGCGAGACGCCTTCCCCCGGCGACCAGTCGCACGTGCCGCTGTTCGTGGTCAAGTCAGCGCTCGTCCACTTGTAGGGCATTGCTAAACCTCGCTTCGGCTGATTGCCGGTTTCGAGTTCGGCTGATCATCGACTCAGTCAAACTCACTTCCCGCCCAGTCGCCTCACAGACGCCGCGGTGGCGTTGCTTCGGGAACGATGCTGCATCCCTACGTCCTCGGCCCACTCCCTCGTCAGCAGCTTGTCATTCATGCTCGGCCCTCAAATTTTGCGCACCGTGTCACGCCCTCTCACGGCGCTGCCCCGCCGATCCACATCAGCGCCATCCACAG